ATGGTCCACGGCTACGTCAGGAAGAAAAAAGAAGTAAGAAGTGACGGGGGCTTTACCTCAAATTCTTACATTTTAAATTTAGCTGAACCCAAGTCGCAAAATACAACTAGCCCTAGTGGTAAAATGCAACCACCCCTAGTTGCAAAACACGACACTAACCTTGGAAGTAGTAACCTTGGAAGTGATGAAGTAGTATTTGTAAGATCGATTGATGAAGTTATAGATTTTTTTAAAGAGTTCTGGAGCCTCTATCCTAGAAAGATAGGCAAGGCCCAAGCTGAAAAAGTATTTGCTAAAGCACTGACAAAAATAGAGGGTGATGAACTAATCCAAAAAGTAGAATTGTTTTCTGAAGTATGCAAAGGTAAGGATCAAAAGTTTATTCCACACGCAGCCACATGGCTTAATCAAGAAAGATGGAATGATGAGATCGAAGTGCCAAAAGAAAACTTGCAACATCAGGTGTTAAATGATTTGATTAAAGACAGGGAAGGAATGAGAAATGTCTAGGAATGAAGAACTAAAGCAATTGATGCTAAAGATGTTGGGGCGTTTAAATGCTCCACGGGCTGTCTTGTGGTGCGATAACTAAACTAGCACCCACACGCGGCTACGTTGATTGGTGGGAAGATTTTAGTGACGCGGTATTTGATAACTTGGAGACAAGAAGCTGGCCCACTAAAAAAGATTTAAGCACAGCGGCTAAAAAGATTGCACCCAAACGCCCAGAGTTCAGGGATCTTACAGGTGACAAAAGCTATCAGCCAGATCCACTTAAAATTAATGCGGCTAGGATTAAAGCTGGACAACCAGTATGCGAAAGTTATATCGTGGGATCACAATCTGATATCCTTTTGCGAAAAGGCTTAGTCGATGAATACGATCTTGATCCATATCGTGAGGCTATGCTGCATAGAAATCATCGTTAGATTGTGATACTGTTCAACAGGGTAGTGTGATAACCTCCCTGTCAAACTGCTCAAATAACTGGCCCCTCTAGCGTTCCTTTCTCATTCCAGCTAGGGGGGTTTTTTTATTGTGGTGATTGGTATATATTCTACTAGATATAGACGCACCCACAATGGACGGTACTATGAGAACAGAAAAAGAACAAAGCACTAAAATAGTGAAAAATAGTGGAAAACCACCAGCGGCTGGCAAGGGCAGACCAAAGGGGGCCACTAATAAAAATAGCAGATTGCTGAAGGACGCAATTCTTGAAGCAGCGCAAAGGGCGGGGGATAAGTTTGGTAAGGAAGGATTAGTTTCCTATCTTGAACATCAAGCTAATGAGAACCCCAGTGCATATCTTAGTTTAATGGGTAAGGTTCTACCACTTCAGGTCAAAGCAGATCTAGAGGGTGAACTACAGCACGTAGTGAGGGTCCAATGGCGAAAGACCAAGAAATAGTTTTCCACGACATTGAACTGGATTATGAACCCCGTAAACTAATGGATGCATTCCATGATCGAACTGAAAGGTTCGCAATCATCGTGGCGCATAGACGGTTCGGCAAGACTGTGGCTGTAATCAATGATCTAATCAAAGAATGTTTAGAGCTTGACCGTGAGAACGTCAGAGTAGGATACATAGCTCCATATCTAAGCCAAGCTAAAGCTGTAGCGTGGGACTACGTTCTTCAATACACGCGGGACATTCCCAACATCAAAGTCAATCACAGCGAACTTCGAATAGACTTCGACAATGGCTCACGGTTCAGATTGTTCGGTGGTGACAACTACAACGCAATCCGTGGTCTGTACTTTGATTATGTTTGCATCGATGAGTATGCTGACTTCCCAGCATCTGCCTATCCGAATGTTATCAGACCAGCCACGGTAGATAGAAAAGGTAAGATCTGCATCATTGGAACGCCAAAGGGCAAGAATGAGTTCTGGGAAATGTGGCAACATGCCAAGACAGATCCGACATGGTTCAGCGCAATGTTTAAAGCATCCGAAACAAATATCTTGGACGCTGAAGAATTAAAAGATGCAAAAGAAACAATGGGTGAAAACCGATACCTTCAGGAGTTTGAGTGTTCCTTCGAAGCAGCCATAGAGGGAGCCTACTACGGTAAGGAAATGAAACAGGCAACTGATGATGGTAGAATAACCAGCGTTCCATACGATCCGAATATGTCAGTAATAACAAGTTGGGATTTAGGAATTTCTGATAGCACGGCAATATGGTTTTGCCAGTTCCACGGGGCTGGGGAAGTACGTGTGATCGACTATTACGAAAACAGCGGGGTAGGTTTAGATCATTATGCAAAGGTATTAGTTGATAAAAATTACCATTACGAAGAACATATCTTGCCACACGACGCTAGAGTGAGAGAGCTTGGTACAGGTAAAAGCCGACTAGAAACTTTAGATGCTCTAGGTGTACGAAATGTTTCAATAGCTCCCAAGCTTCAAATAGAGGATGGTATTCAAGCAGCAAGATCCATGTTGGCAAGATGTTGGTTTGATGAAGAAAAGTGTTCACGGGGCATTGAAACTCTCAGGCAATACAGGAGGGACTTTGATGAAAAGAACAAGTCTTGGAGATCTAGACCGTTGCATGATTGGACTTCACATGGTGCGGATAGTTGGCGTTATATGGCAATAGGTTATAACCCCGTAAAAGATTGGGGCGCACCTATAAGAAGGAATTTGCGCGGCATAGCTTAGTGTGTTAAAGTGACTTCAAATATTCGGAGTTTTTTGTATGGCTGCTAGAAAATCCAAAAAAACAAGTAATCCAAAACCAAAGAATGCTGCCCTTTATGCCAGAGTAAAAGCTGAAGGTAAAAAGAAATTTAAGTCTTGGCCCAGTGCTTATGGGTCAGCATGGTTAGTACGTGAGTACAAAAAACGTGGCGGTACTTATGCCTAAAAAACCTACAGGTGGTTTGACCAAATGGTTCAAAGAAGATTGGCGCGATGTTAAGACAGGCAAGAAGTGTGGTAGAAGTGGTAAGAAAGATAAGCGAAGATCTTATCCAGCTTGTAGACCAGCCAGCCAAGCAAAATCTGCATTAGCTAAAAAGATGGCTAAAAAGAAAACTGGTAAAGCTAGAATAAGCTGGAAACCAAAAAGGAAAAAATAATGGCTAAAGGTGTAAAACATTATTTTAGAGATGGGACTGAACATAAAGGTGGTATGCATAAAATGCCAAATGGTCAGCTTCATAGTGGAAAAACTCACGGTAAAACTAGCAAACGGCTATATCATTTTGGTGAGTTGAGTGATACAGCTAAGAAAAAAGCAAGAAGGAGAACCTGATGTACGGTAAAGGTAAAAAGAAAAAAGGCGGTAAGAAAAAGTAATGGCATCTTATATTAAAGATGGTCAAGTCGTTGAAATGACTGAAGAAGAAGAAGCCGACTTTAACGAACGATTTAATCGTGGTCGTAATGTCGGAGCGCAAGCTGTACCAGTTGCCAGAAGTGGTGGCGGTGGTAAAGGTGGGCGTCCTGACATTAATCCCAATACAAATGAGGGGGCTGAAGCTTTGGCAATGGCTCAACAGAAATTCAATAACGACGGTAGCTATGGTTACTACAACAACGAAGGTCGTTATGTTGGTTTTCTTGAAGATGCTTTTAATGGTGGTGGTATGAATACAACCGACACCTTCTTTGCTGGCGGGCCACTATCAAATGTTCTGAACGTTGCTAAAGTTCGCCCTATGGGTATGGCTAGGGAAACAAATGATCAAGGTCAGTTTATAGTAGACCGTGCTAATATCGGCTATCGTGATGTTACAGATATGAGTGATGGCGGTGGTCCACAATTCTCTGGAGGTCCAAAAATGGGTGGTGGCACTATAAGTGCTATGGCTAACCTCATTGATTTTTTGGGTGGGACTGATCAAGGTGAGCGCAAGCGATATAAGCGCGTGGGTCTAATGAAGTAATGGCAAGAACTAGGGCTGAAAAAATTGCGGCTGCAAAGAAGCGGCACGGATTTAAAAAGATTAATACGCCCAGAAGGGGTGGCCCTAAAAAGTTTGAAGTGTTAGCAGTCGAAGGTAACACTGTCAAAAAGATTAACTTTGGTGACCCAAACATGAGCATTAAGAAAGACCAGCCCAAAGCAAAGAAATCATATTGTGCTAGAAGCGGTGGCATAAAAGGTAAGAGTAGCAAGCTCTCAGCAAACTACTGGTCACGTAGAGCGTGGAATTGTTAGCATGAACTTCTTAGAATTTTTGACATTGCCAGCCAGAGAACGTCGGGAAGAACTGGGTAACTTTGTTGGCGGTCTGTTTCAGAACGACGGGTCTTATCGTAGAGCGTTAAGTCAAAACGAAATACCCTCTAACTTTCAAAATGTGTACGGGAATAGAACAGCTACCCCGTCAAGTGTTCAGTTTCTGCAAGACTACGGTGACTTCATGCCAGTAATTGGTGACGTTGCTGGTGTAGCTGACGTTGCTCAAGAGCTTACAAGTGAAGATCCAAACTATCCACTAGCGGCTGGTTTAGGTTTAGCCACAGCGGTTAGTGCTGTGCCATTTGCTGGTGATGCGGCTGGTAGAGCTATTTCTTCAGGTGCTAGATCACTGTTCGATGTCGCTAGTCGTATTGAGGTAGATCCCAGCACAGTAGGAATGAACTTAGGTAATGTCAGGATAAAACCAAAAACAGAAACCCGTGAGGGTGAAAAGATATTCCAAGCATTACAAGGTCAGCCTACAGCCCCAGAATTTATGGGAAGTGAACCATTAGCTCCAATGTCAAACGTGACTAATGTCAAAAGCCAAAAAGACATAGCTTTGAAAAACCATGAAAGCATAATTAGAGGTACAGGTGAGCTAAAGAAACCAACGCAAATAGATATTGATCAGCTTGAAGGGTCAACACTCTTAGCAATTGTTGGTGACAATACGGGACGTCAAGATGTTTTGTCGGTAGGCGGTG